GTTCTATGGGCCAAGCAACTGCGGCAAAACGTTCTTTGCATCCGACCTGGCGCTGCACATTGCCCTAGGCAAGCCCTGGAATGGCCGAGAGGTGGATCAGGGTGGCGTGATCTATTGCGCCTTGGAAGGCAGTCACGGCATTCGCAACCGCGTGACCGCTTGGGCCAAGCATTACGGGGTGGAGGGCGCGCCGCTGCCTTTCGCCATTATCCCGGTGGCGCTGAACCTATTGAACCCGGAAGCCGACACGTCCCGCCTGATCGAAGCCATACAGGAAGCCGCCGCCAAGATGGGCCAGCCGGTCGCCCTGGTGGTGATGGACACGCTAAGCCGGGCCATGGCCGGCGGCAACGAGAACGCCCCGGAGGATATGGGCGCGCTGGTGATGAACAGCGACCGCATCCGGCAGGCAACCGGCGCGCATGTGGCATGGATACACCATAGCGGCAAGGACCAAGCCCAAGGCGCGCGGGGCCATAGCCTGCTACGCGCCGCCACTGACACCGAGATCGAGATCAGCCGCCCCGACGTCAACAGCCCGTCCACCGCCCGCGTCACCAAGCAGCGCGAGCTTGAGATTGACGGCGTATGGACCTTCAGCTTGGAGAGGGTGGAACTCGGCAAAAACCATCGCGGCAAGCCCGTCACATCCTGCATCGTGACTCCTGCCGAGACGATGGCGCAGGAAGCCCGCGCCAGCCTCACCAATGGCGAGAGTATGGCGCTACGCATCCTGCATGATGTGATGGCAAAGCGCCCGGAAACGCCACCCATGCAAGCCATCCAAGCGGGGGTGCAAACCGCCACAAGTAGGCAAGCATGGCGTGAGGAATTTTTCGCACGCTCAACCGCCGATAGCCATGAGGCGGCCAAAAAGGCATTCAATCGGGCCGCCGAAGGGCTGGCCCAAAAGAGCAAAATAGGGGTGCATTATGGGCTGGTTTGGGCCGTCTAAAATGATAGCAGAACGCAACCAATTATTGCTTTTCACCCCTCAAAACGACCGGGACATTGCCGGGACAAATCGGGACAATCGGGACATTTTGACCGGCGGCGAGGGCCATGAACCGGGACATTATGGAACCCCCCCCCTAAAGGGGGGGGTCCAATGTCCCGATGGCTCGGGGTCTGGAATGTCCCGCGTCCCTTGTCCCGCTTCCCAAGCGTTAAAAAAACGCAACGATGAAAAACAACCAGACCCAGCCGACGCATACCCGACCAAGGCCAGCATCAAGGCCGCGTTTGACCAATGGACCGCCGAGGGCCAGCCGTGGCCACCGCCCGCCGGCCTAACCAGCGCAATCGCATCGCACCTCATCCCGCGCGCCAGCCGGACGCCCCGGAAATGGCGCTAGGTCCGGCTGACGTCGCGCGGCGCCATGTGGATGAGGAACTGATGGATATTGGCGTCGCCAAGGCCGAGGCGGCGCTAGAGGCCATCGCCCGCGCGCAACCGGGCCAGGATCGGGAATACTTGACCGCTAAGGCCGAGCGGTGGCAGAAGTGGGCAAAGACAGCCCGCAAGCAGATGGAGAAGCGCCAATGAACGCTCCGCGCGCGGCCAAACGGGGCCGGGGCCGCCCTGAAACGCCAATCCAAGCCGATTTTGGGCCGGTGCAAGGCATTTTGGCGGGGCGGGTGCTACTAGGCTACCGCACAGACCCAGAAGCGCCCTCTGCGCCCGTGATACGCGCCGCGCGGCGCAAGGTGATTTACCATCAGCTTTGGGTGATCGGGTTCTTGACGGACGAGCATCACGAAGCGGCGGACCGATACCTTCACCGGCTTGAGGTGGCGGACGGAGCGAAGGTGGGAGTGCGTGGCAGCGGCGGGGGATATGGCCCGACCATGGGGCAGGTCGCGGCGCTGGCCGATCTGCGCCTGGCTGATGATGCGATAGGGCCGGCGCTGGTGCATGACGCCCGGCAGGTGATCGGGTGGAACCTGTGGCCTGAGCGCCTGGCGCCCGAGGCGTTTCGGGATGCGCTGGGTAGAATGGCGACGGTTTGGGGGATGTGATGAGGCCAGCTTTCCCAATTTGGGCTGTGTATTTGGCCGCTGTATTTTTTTTGGTGCTGGCTGTATTTTTTTTCGGCGCGGCTGTGTTTTTCGCTTGACGTGCCGGACCAATGGCCCTACAAAGGGACATCAGCAAGGGCAATCAAGCCCGGCTGGCACGAAAGATAGACCAATGACCAGCACCAAAGAACTTGAGCAACTTGTCCGCGTAATGCTTGCGACCGGCGCTAAGGTTGAAGTGCAATATGACGCAGAAGGCTATATCGACACAATCCAAATTGCTCAACTTGTCCCAAAAGCTGGGCGCCGCACCATTGGGGCCTATCCAATGAGCCCTATTGCTGCCGCCGAAGCAATGCGCGGGTACCTCAACGCATGACCCCTGACCAATTCCGCGCCGCCCTTGCCGACCTTGGGCTATCCCAGGCCGGCTTCGCGCGCCTAGCCATGGTGGACGCCCGCACCGTCCGCCGCTGGTGTGAGGGCTCGCGGGCTATCCCAGGCCCGGTGGTGGCGCTGCTGACGTTTATGCGCGACAACTCTACGCAGGGTTGTGACTGAATGCCCTTTGGAAGCTTCCAACGCTGGCGCCCGGCTGGCGGATCGACCTGACCAGCGCGCAAGCGTCAACACGGTCCAAGGGGTTGGCAAGATTGCCGTGATGGTCAGGGCCGGGCAATTTCGCGCTTGACAAGCCCCTGATTTATTTGTAGGCGTCCCTCATTCTGGTTTTCTGCGCCCGGAGCCCCACAAGGCTGCCGGGTTTTTTCATGAGGTGATCCGATGGGCACGAAGCGCAAGGGCGGCAAGAAATACTAATGGGCGGTCGCACCAGCGCGACCCGGCCAAAAGGCAACGGCCCAGGCTATGGCGGGCCTGCCAAGGGCGCCAGGCGCGGGAACGGGCGCGACGGCTTCACCAGCGAGGCGCAGCCTTCACCGGACGCCAAGCGCGCCGGCCATGAGGTTGCGGCAGAGATTAAGGCGCGCATCGCGGCCCGGAAAGACGCTATCCTTGACGCGCAACTGGCGCGGGCGACGGACGTGTTGCATCCGGCAGGCCATGCGGCGGCGGTGGACTTGCTAAACCGGATCGCGCCACCCGAAAGCAAGCAAACCATTTCCGGCGATCCTGACGCGCCGATGGCGTTCACCATCGTGACCGGAGTGCCCCGCGCGGAGGATTAACCATGTCGCGCGTGATTGACTTGGGATACCGGGCGCGGGAGCAATTTGCGCCATTCCATCGGCGCCGGGAACGCTGGGCTTGCCTTGTGGCGCATCGGCGCGCGGGCAAGACGGTGGCATGTGTGGCGGATTTGGTGGACGCGGCCTTGCGATGCACCAAGCGCAACCCTCGCTTCGCCTATGTGGCGCCGCTGTACGTTCAGGCGAAGGACGTGGCCTGGGGCTATGTGAAGCAATTCACGCGGGCCATACCAAGCGCGACTTGGAACGAGAGCGAGTTGCGGTGTGACCTGCCAAACGGGGCGCGCATCCGGCTTTATGGCGCTGACAATTATGAGCGCTTGCGCGGCTTGTATCTTGATGGCGTGGTGCTGGATGAATACGCCGATATGCCGCCGGCGGCTTGGTCCGAGGTAATCCGCCCCGCGCTTGCAGACCGCGAAGGCTGGGCGACGTTCATCGGGACGCCCAAGGGCCGCAATGCCTTTTGGGAAATATGGGAAGGCGCCACTGCGCCGGACTGGTTTCGGGCCATGCTGCGGGCTTCTGAGACCGGCCTAATCGCGGCGGCGGAATTGGAAGCCGCGCGGGACATTATGACGCCGGAGCAATACGCCCAAGAGTGGGAATGCAGCTTCGACGCGGCGATTATCGGCGCCTATTACGGTCGCGAGATTGCGGAGGCGGAAGATGCCGGGCGAATCTGCCATGTGCCGGCGGACCCGGCCTTGCGGGTGCATACGGCCTGGGACTTGGGTGTTGGTGACAGCACGGCCATCTGGTTCTTCCAGGTGGCGGCAAACCAGATCCGGGTGATTGATCATTATGAGGCCAATGGCCACGGCTTGCCGCATTACGCGGCGGTGCTGGCTGCTAAGGGCTATCAATACGGGCACGATTACCTGCCGCATGACGCCAAGGCGCGGGACTTGGGCACGGGCCGAACGCGGATTGAGACATTCCGCGACTTGACCGGGCGAGTGCCGCGCGTGTTGCGCGCTGGCAAGGTCATGGACGGGATCAACGCGGCGCGCGTGACAATGGCGCGGTGCTGGTTTGACGAAAGCAAGTGCCGCGAGGGCTTGGAGGCGCTGCGCCAATACCGGGCCGACTATGACGAAAAAAAGCGCGTGTTTCGTGACGAGCCGCGCCACGATTGGACCAGCCATACGGCGGACGCATTTCGCTACATGGCGATGGCATGGCGTGAATTGCGGCCTGAAAAGCCGCCCGACCCGCCGCGCTTTGCCATCCAGGCGGCGCCTGGCGGAATACAGATCAACCTTGGCGAATTGGCGCGGCGGCACTTGCAGCGGCGCGCGGCCATGAGAGGGGATTACGAATGAGCGAAACATTCCCGGCGAGCGGCGCATCAGCCGTAACGCCAAGCGATAGCACGGAGCTTAACTGCCGCGCGCTATACATCGGCGGCACTGGTTCCGTGGTGGTGCAGATGCCTAACCGTGACGTGTCTGTGACCTTTTCCGGCGTTCTGGCCGGCACTATCCTGCCGGTGAGCGCGCGCCGCGTGATGGCCGCGACCACGGCAACAAGCATCGTGGCGCTCTACTGATATGATCGGGATCGGCATCTCAATTCCGATGATGATGCCTTTTGCCGAAGATGCGACGGCTTTTGTGCGGCCTGGTGTTTTGCGTGCGCCTTTTGTCATTACTCGCGCTCAGTTGGCGGGCGTTCAATCCAGCGCGGTCAATGGCACGAATGATGGCCTGACGTTCTATGGCGCCGATGTGCCGCGCTTTACTGGATCGGCGCAGCGGTTGTTGATTGAGGGTCAAGGCACTAATCTCATAAACAATATGGCTGCGCCGGTTACGCAAAACGTGACAGTCACAGCGGCGGCGCATACGCTGACGCTTTACGGCACGGGGTCTATTACGCTTTCCGGCGTGGCGACTGGCACGTTGAACGGCACAGGCGCCAATAACCGTGTGGCGCTGACCTTTACGCCAACGGCTGGAACGCTGACACTAACGGTATCCGGCACGGTGACGCGGGCGCAGCTTGAAGTGGGCGGTTTCGCCACGTCTTATGTTGAAGTTTCGTCGGGTGCCGCAACGCGCGGCGCTGATACTGTGACTGCTTCGCTATCAAGCCTTGGTATCGCTGCCAATGGCGCTTGCACTGTGCTTTCTTCATGCATTCTACCACAATTAGCTGCCACTTCAGGGGCTGATCATCGCATTTTGCATATTGATGATGGAACAGGCAATAATGGTTATCAGATTAGAAACTTCAGCGGTTCAAACCTTAACGGGCAAAGAGTGACGGGCGGCGTAACCACAGGAGGGCTTATTGGCAATCTAACAGCTAATGTTTTGTTTAGGGTTGGCATGACTATAGATGGTGCAGGCAGAGTAGCTTTTTCATTAAATGGCGCGACACCTTTAATAGTCACTGGTGGGCCGACAACTGGATTAACCTCGCTTCGCGTTGGCATTAATTTCAATTCAACGTTTTTTTTGTGGGGCGAAATTGAGCGCTTTCGCGTCCTGCCCTATTCCGTGTCCGATGCAGAACTGCAATTTTTAGTAGGAGCGTTGCCATGAGCGAAACGCAAGAATGGGTCTGGCAGGGCTTCTATGGCCCGAAGGCGGCTGTCACGGCTGCGAAGGCCATCACTGACCAAGACATGCGCGCTGGCGCCTGGGTGCCGGTGCAGGGCGATCCACCAATGCTGGTTGATGTTGGTGGCACGCAAGCGATGTTTGCAGTGATGACCCGCAAGGGGGCGCCGATCCCAAAGCCTACGGGCGTGTTTGAGGCTAATCCCGCAATGGTCGGCAGAATGGTGAACGCGTAATGAGCGACAGCGCCAGCGAAGCCTATGAAGACCGCGAAGATGCTGGCCAGGATGAGGCCGGGCTTGCGCGTCTTTGGCTAGACAGCATCGCGCTGGCGCGGAAAAACGAGGCCGATTGGCGCAAGGCTGCGACCGAAGCGCGGGAGCGCTACCGTGGCGACAGCAAGAACAACCAAGGCAAGCGGTTCAATATCCTTTACGCGAACACGCAGATCACGTTGCCGGCCATCTACAATTCAACGCCAATCCCTGACGTTCGCCGGCGCTTTGGCGATGCTGACCCGGCGGGCAAGGTAGCGGCGCAAGTGCTGGAGCGCAGCCTTTCCTATTCGTTCGACGCCTATGACTTTGGCGGGAATATGCGCGCGGTGGTGTTTGATAGCGTGCTTGCCGGGCGTGGCGTTCTGCGCGTGCGGTATGAGCCTTCCTTTGAGGAAACCGAGGAAGAGCAGCGCGAAGAGGCGGAAGAATACGCCGAGGAGGCCGCGCAACCAGCGGCGCCGCGCTTGGTTTTCCAAAAGGTTTGCGTCGAGCATGTGAATTGGCAGGATTTCATCATCGGGCCAGGCCGCAAGTGGGAAGAGGTGCCTTGGATTGGCTTCGAGCATCGCCTGACGCGCGATGAATTGGAAGATCGGTTTGGCGACATTGGCGCCACCATGCCGCTTGACATTGTGACGGATGATGCGCGGGCGCGCAATTCGGACCCGCGCGACGTGCCGGACGTGTTCAAGCGCGGCACGGTCTATGAGGTTTGGGACAAGGAAGAGCGCGAGGTTCTCTTTGTTGCGCCTTCGCTGCCATCCAAAATCCTAAAACGCGTGGATGACCCGCTTGGCCTGCAAGATTTTTGGCCGATGCCGCGCCCGATTTACGACGTGGTTGACAGCGGCAGCTTGGTGCCGATTGTGCCCTATTCGCTTTACAAGGATCAGGCGGAAGAGCTTGACCGCGTGACGCGGCGCATTGATTTGCTTGTCGAGCAATGCCGCTATCGCGGGTTGCGGGCGGCGGACATTTCCGAGTTTGAGAGCTTGGCACGCGCCAAGGATGGCGAATTCATCGCGGTCGAGAACGCGATGCAATTTGCCGAGCGCGGGCTTGACAAGGCAATCTGGCACGCGCCGCTTGAAACGCTGGTGTCTGTCATTGTGCAGCTTATGCAACACCGCGAAGCATTGAAGGCCACTATTTACGAAATCACGGGCCTATCTGACATTGTGCGCGGCGCCAGCGTGGCGAGCGAGACCGCTACGGCGCAACAGATTAAGGCGCAGTTTGGTTCGATCCGCATTCAGGATCGGCAGGCCGAGGTGCAGCGCATGGCGCGCGATGCCGTGCGGCTGATGGCCGAATTGATTGGCGAGAAGTTTGAGCCTGAAACGCTTGGCCTAATGACCGGCGTGGATTTGCCGCAAGCGCAACAGAAGATGATGGCGCAGCAGGCGGCCATGATGGCGCAGCAAGCCGGGCAGCCGGTGCCGCCCGAAATTGAACAAGTGCTAACCGTCCCGTCATGGGATGACGTGATGCAAGTGCTGCGCTCCGATGCGATGCGCGGCTATCGTGTTGACATTGAGACCGACAGCACGGTGCAAGCCGATGTGGCGCGGTTGAAGACGAACGCGGCGGAGTTTGTGCAGGGTTTCGGCGGTTTCATCCAGGCGGTGGGGCCAGCGGTGCAGGCCGGCGCCATGCCGATGGATGTGGTTGCGGATTTGCTGACTGCCTTCGCGCGCAATTTCAAGCTTGGGCGGCAGGCCGAGGACGCGCTAGAGCGCCTGAGTAAGATGCGCGGCGCCACGGCGCCAGGCGCAGATCAGGCGGCGCAGCAACAGGCGGCAGAGGCGCAGGCGAAGCAAGCGGAGGCACAAGCCAAGGCGCAAGCGGAAGCACAAAAGCAAGCTATGGAAGCGCAGAAAGCCGAGCGAGACTTTGCGCTTTCGCAGCGCGACTTGGCACTTAGAGAGCGCGAACAAGCCTTTAACGAGGCATTGCAGATGCAAAAACTCAAAGAAGAAGAAGTGGCCCGCGACCAAGCCCGCAAGGATGCGCTTATGCCTGAGCGTGAAGCGCTGCAAGCGGCATATGAAATGCAAATGCGCGAAACGGCTACGGCGATGGCTGCCCTGAACCAAACCCTTGCAACGCAGGCCGAACAACAGGCGCAGGCGACCATGATGCAAGCGCAGGCGCTATCGCAGCTTGCCCAAGCCATGATGGCGCCTAAGCGCGTTGTGCGGGGCGCTGATGGGCGCGCTGTAGGGGTTGAAACCGCCGCGCCGATGGGGAATGCCTGATGGCTGATAATGTAGGCTATACGCCTGGCGTAGGCGCCACGGTTGCCGCCGATGAAATTGGCGGGGTTCTTCACCAGCGAGTAAAGATCGGCATTGGCGCCGATGGCAGCGCGACGGATGTGAGTGCGGCCAATCCCTTACCAATTACGGCGCCTTCTGCGCTTTCGGTGACTGGCCCGTTGACTGATGCGGAGCTTCGGGCAAGTGCGGTGCCTGTTTCCGCCGCGAGCCTGCCCTTGCCGTCCGGCGCTGCCACATCAGCCAACCAGCCCGATATCCGCACCACGCATCCATTGGTGAATGATCGCGGCGCGGTAGTACGGCAGGCTCCGTCTGATATTTGGAGCGTAGGTTTTGCCGCGTCAGGGTCAGGCTTGCTTGCGCCGGAACTGACGCAGCGCACCATCGGCACGGGCGTAACGGTCTCGCAGTCGAACAGCAACCTTGTCGTTGCGGCAGGCACCACGGCGCGGGCGGAGTTTTTGGCGCGGTCAAACCAAACTTTCCGAGGATCCTTTATTCAGCGCCACAAGGCAATCCTTTCATCGCGCATCGCTAACACCAATTTCCATGTTATGATGGCTGATGTGATTGGTGAGGGGCTTGCCTGCACCATCAACAGCGCAACCAGCATCACAGTCACGAAGGTAGCGCACGGCTTCACGGCTGATAATGTCGGGCAATCGATGTTCGTGGGCGCGATCAGCGGCGCCGCTGGCGTGCCGGGCCGTTACGCGATTGCCAGCGTCCCCACTGCGGACACCATCAATTTCACGGTTGCAGGTTGGCCCGCCTCTGGTTCCTGCACGGTGGATTTGTTCGGCTGGAATTACATCCGCACCCTTTACCAAGGCACCACAGCAACGCAAGCGGCGGTTGACGCGCAGCGGCGCGGCTGGAATAGCGGCGACACCACGGCTACCATCAACACAACTGCCAGTTCAGGCCATGTGATGAACGTCGCGGCTGATGGTAGAAATGTTTATTGGTCGGATGCGCTGGTGGCGTCAGCTACCACGCCAACGCTTGTTACGCGCGCAAGCCGCTTTGAAAACCTTCCTGATGATGATGTGGAGCTTTACCTTTACGTCTGGTCGCAAAACGGCGCGACAGCCCCGGCGTCAAGCGTTTCTTGGACTATTGGATTTTTATCAATCGAAGATAACGCCAATGTGCCAACCTACATCGCGGGCGTTAGGCCGGTTGGTAACGCGGCGCCCATGCCGATTTCTGGCACCGTCAATCTTGGTGCGGTAACGTCCTTAGTTGGTGACGTTGGCGTTCAATACCGCGCTACTGCAACGGGCGCTGCGTCTGGTGCGCATATTGTATCGGCTGCCACGACAAACGCCACGGTAGTAAGGGCCAGCGGTGGCCGCGTGTTGGGCTGGTCATTGGCAAACACGAACGCCGCTTGGCGGTATGTCAAACTGCACAATCAAACCACAACGCCGACTGCCGGGGCTGGCGTGGTTCGCACCATCGCTATTCCGCCGAATGGCGTCAGTATTTTCACGCTTGAGGGCGGTATTGCCTTCACCACCGGTATTGCCCTGACCACGGTCACGGGCGCCGCCGATGCCGACGCCACGGCAGTAGGCTTGAACGACATCGTTGGCGATCTTTTCTTCGGATAAAGGGGGATTGCCCATGCCGCTCATTCGCTTACTTGCACCAACTAAAATCCAGGCATCCACCTACGCCGAAGGGCAGGTGGTGCTTTTTCCTAACGACTTGGCAGCCGATGTGCTTTCGTCCGGCTTTGGCGAAGCGGTGGAAGATGCGGCGGTTTTTGTCGAGCATATCAATCGGATTGAACCGGACCCCGATCTGCCGTTGGAAGAATTGCCTGGGGGCTAACCCGTGCTTTTAACGCTCCTTCAGTCGCCAATACCGCCGACGCCAATACCGCCACCAATTGGCGGCGATGATGCGCCCGCGCGACTGGATGACATCCGGCGCATTGCCAAGCGCGAAAAGCGCCGGCAGCGCGCCGAGGAAGAACGCGCCGCACGGTTCAGGCAGGCTTTGCGGGCGGCATACGAAGCCGCAGAGGGCCTTGCCGAGACTGAGGCGCCAGCCGCGCGGGTTGACGTGCAAGAAGCGCTGGCAGACGCCAGAAAGGCCGCGCCGGAAGATTATCGCGCCGAGATTGCAGCGCTTGATCGGCAAGCGCGCGACCTGGCCACAATTGACCGCATTTCCGCCTTGCTAGACGGGATTGCGGAATTGCAAGCCCGCGCATGGGCTGATGATGACGACCTGACCGTCCTTTTAATGGTGATGTGATGCCCCGCTACCGCTGGAACCGTGACACGCTTCGCCTGGAAGAAGTGATCGACGAGCCGCGCGCTGCGCCTGACACGCCGGGCATTATGCGTGACCTGCCAGCGTACAAGTCTCCGCTTGGCGATGGCTGGATTGATGGCCGGGCCGCGCGCCGCGAGCATTTCAAGCGCACCAATACGCGCGAGGTTGATCCGTCCGAATGGCGCGGCGGCTATCGCAATCCAAAATTCGCAAACCCGCGAAACCTGCCGTTGAGGCGGGACTAAGCAGGAGACCCCATGTCAGAGATGCTTGAACAGCCGGCGGTGGAAGAAACCGCGCCGGAACCCATTGCCGCGCCCGCACCGGTAGAGACCGCCAAGCCTTCGATCCGTGACACGCTGGAAAGCGTGTTGGCGAAGGCGGAAGAACGCGGCGATGATGGGCGCTTCAAAGCCAAAGATACGGCGCCTGAAAGGGCGTCAGAAACACCGGACCAGCCCGAGACACAGAAGGCGGCAGAACCTCAAGCCGAGGCCATCGAGCCGCCTTCCTCTTGGTCCGCCGAGGTGAAAGCCAAATGGGCAATGTTTCCGCCCGATGTGCAGCGCTATGTGCTGGACCGGGAAAACCAAGCTCACAAAGCCATCACGGAAAAAGGGCAGCGCGCTTCGCTCTATGACGCAATCGAGCAAGCCATTGGTGAAAACAAAACCGCGCTTGTAGCCGAGTATGGCGACATTCCGCGAGCCGTTCAAATGCTCGTCAATGTCTCCACACAGGCCGGGCGTGATCCCTTGCGCTTCATTGAATGGTTTGCTGGGCAACGCGGCATTGATCTTCGCGCGCACTTCGCCGGCCAGGCTAATCAATACGCCGCGCCGGCTGATCCAATGCAACACGCCTTGGTAAATGAGGTAACGCAACTCAAGCAGCACATCGAACGCCAGCAAGCCGAGACGCTTCAATACACCATTTCCCAATTCGAGCAAGCAAAGGACGCCAGCGGCAAGCCGCTCCGGCCATATTTTGCCGAGGTTCGGGCGGACATGGGCCGATTGATTGCGTCCGGCGCAGCGCAAGGGCTGGAAGACGCATACGCCAAAGCCGTCCGCATGAATGATGCGGTTTGGGCCAAAGCGCAGGCAGTCGAGGAAGCCGAACGCGCAGCGAAGGCCAAGGCAGAAGCCGCCGCAAAGGCAGCCGACGCCAAGAAGGCCGCTTCGATCAATATGCGGACCCGTGGCGCGGTGTCGGGTTCACCCGGCAAGCCGCAAGACATCCGCAGCAGCTTGGAAGCCGCTTACCGTCAGCTTCAAGGCTAACCATCAACCTTCAGCACAAGGAGTGAACGGCGATGCCGTCCCCGAACGCTACATTTACCGAAATGGTCACGACGACCCTTCGGAACCATCCGACTGAGATTTCGGATAACGTCAGCGAACACAACGCGCTTTACAACCGGCTTTCGCGCCGGGGCCGTGTCCGCACCGTGCTTGACGGCGGTTATGAAATCGTGCGCCCCCTGGATTACCAGGAAAATGGCACTTATCAGCGTTATTCCGGCTATGACGCGCTGAACATCTCCGCTTCGGATGTTGTGTCCGCTGCGAAATATGATTGGGTGCAGGCGGCGGTTCACATTACCGCGTCCGGTCGCGAGCTTCGCATGAATGCCGGTTCCAGCAAGCTGATTGACTTGGCAGAAGCGCGCATCCAGAACGCCAAGCGCACGGCGGCGAATAACATGTCGGTCGATCTGTATTCGTCCGGCGCGCTGGCAAACCAGATGGGCGGGCTGGCGCTGATCATCCAGACCAACGGTCAAGGCACCGTCGGCGGGATTGACAGCGCGACCTACACTTTCTGGCGCAACCAGTTCCGCGAAATTGCGGGCAGCAACACTTGGACGAAAAGCACGATCAAGGGCGATATGAACGCGCTTTATTTGTCTTGCGTCCGGGGCGGCGACAAGCCTGATCTGATCGTGTCATCGCACGATTTCTTCTCGGCCTATTGGGAAAGCCTGCAAGACTTGCAGCGTTACGCCTCGGCTGATGAAGGCACTGCCGGCTTCCGCGCTCTGAAATATGTGGATGCGGATGTGATCTTTGACGATAACGCCAATTTCGGCAAGACGGCGGAGAGGATGTATTTCCTCAACACCAACTATCTGGAATTGATCGCGCATCGTGACGCTAACTGGACGGTTGACGATGAGAAAGTCTCCATCAACCAGGATGCGGTGGTGATCCCGATGTTCTGGCAGGGCCAGCTTGTATGCTCCAACCGGAGCCTGCAAGGCATCCTCATTGACGCGTCGTAATCGAAAGGAGAACGACACATGACTACTCTGATTGGGGTTGATGTTCTCAACTCTTTTACCGCTGCCGAGCTTACGCAAGGCAAGGGCTTTGGCTTGGGCGACCGTCACATTGACCAACTGGGCAACGAATACGTGTTTGTCCTGGCTGGTGTTGGCGGGATCACTGCAAACTTCGTGGCCACCATTGACGAAGCCTATGGCGCCGTCATGGTCAGCACGTCGAATGACGCGCGTGGTGATTTGCTTGGCGTGGCGCCTTCCGCCATTGCTGCCAGCAGCTACGGCTGGGTTCAGGTGAAGGGCGTGTGCAACGTGCAGGTAGCGGCGTCTTGCGCTGCGAATGTGCGCTTGAACACGACCGCCACGGCAGGCCAGCTTGACGATGATGGCACCGCTGGTTCGCTTACTTGCGATGGCATTGTTCTGACCACGGCGCGCGGCGCTGGCGCTGGCACGGCGCCTGGCATCCTGAATTATTCGATCCAGGGTGTTGTGATCTGATGATCAACTGGGCCGGGGAAATCAATCCCCGGCCTTTCTTTTTGGAGATGACGTTATGAGTGGAACCGGACAAAGCCGCGAGCCCGTGGCCATAATGCCGATTGAGTTTTGGACTGAATACACTGGCGAGGGCGCCGACCTGAAAGCCGCGGATTGGGTGCGGTGGGTCAAGAAAGGCGACAGCATGAGGTCAACCGTTGCTGAGAAGGTCTCGCGCCTGAAAAAGGGCATGGTTGGTGAAGAAATTTGGGCGGTGATCAAGCCCTATTACGACCGATGGAAGGAAGGCCAAGATGCGCCGGTTATCGGAATGCCTTTGGATGCTGCTCCTTTTGCTACCAAGGAAATGGTCCGCGTTCTGGCACAAGTGGAAATCCGCAGTGTCGAAGATTTGGCCAATGCTGAGGAAGCGGCGCTGAACAAGCTGCCGATCCCCGGCATTATTGGGATTCGCGCCAAGGCGAAGGCGCTTCTTGATGCGCGGGCCAATCTGGCGCCGGTATCGGAAGAATTGGCGGCGCTGCGCCAGCAAGTGGAAGCCTTGCAGAAAGAGCGCAACGAGGCGCTGGAATTAGCCGATGAAATGGCCAAGGAAGCCGACAAGAAACGCGGCCGAAAGCCGGAAGGCGTTGCGGCGGCGCTTGGGTAAGGGGTGCGGAAATGTCACTACTCACGCTGGTTCAAACGGCTTGCGATAGGCTTGGCATCCAAATGCCAGGCGCGGTCATGTCGTCTAATGACGAGACGATCCGCGTCATGCGCGCCTTGGCCACGCAAGAAGGGCGCGAATTGGCGCGGCGGGTGGCATGGCAAAATTTGACTAAGGAAAGCAGCTTCACTACGGTTGCATCCGAAACGCAGCCGGGCGCAATCCCGGCTGATTTCGACCGCTTCATCAATGAGACTGCTTGGAATTACACGCAAAACCGGAGCCTGATCGGGCCGGTCGATCCGCAACAATGGCAGCAACTCAAAGCTTCACTTGTCGGGCCGCCCTGGTTGCATTTCAGGCAGCGCGGCAACGCCTTTCTGATCATTCCAAACCCGCCGGCGGGCGAGAATGTGCGATTTGAATATGTGTCGCGCTTTTGGGTCGACACGAATGGCGATGGGTTCGGCGAGGCTGACGCCTGGGCGAATGACGCTAACACGGCGCTACTCAATGAAGAATTGATCACGTTGGGCATTATTTGGCGCTGGTTGAAGCGCAACCGTTTGCCCTATGCTGACGAATTGCAGGAATATCAGGCGCAGGTGAACCAAGCCATAGGCCGGGATGGCGGCAAGCGCACGGTCAGCATGGGCGGGCAGTATGACCCGGCGCCGCGCGTGCCAAGCATCCAAGATGGGTCTTGGCCGCTATGATCCGACCGACCAAACAAGCGGCTGGCACGGCGCGGGTGGTGTCTATCCCGCCCCCGGTGCAAGGCTTGAACGCGCGTGATGCGCTGGCGTCTATGGATGCGGCAGACGCCATCACGCTTGATAACTGGTTCCCTCGTGGGAATGACGTGATCCTACGGCGCGGGCATCAAAGTCATGCCACCGGCCTTCCCGGCAATGTCGAAAGCCTGATGCAGTATTCAAGCGGCAGCACGAATAAGCTATTTGCCGCGTCTGGAACCGCCATTTATGACGTGACTACGGCGGGCGCGGTTGGCGCGGCGGTGGTGTCGGGCTTGACCAATGCGCGCTGGCAGCATGTGGTGAAAACGACTTCCGGCGGGACGTTCCTTGTTTGCTGCAACGGCGCCGATGCAATGCGCGCCTATAATGGCAGCACTTGGACAACGCCTTCATTTACCGGCGTCACTTCATCAAACATCATTGGCCTAGCTTCTCACAAAGAACGTTTGTGGTTGATTGAGAAAGACAGCGCAACAGCCTATTATTTGGCCACCAAGGCAATCGCAGGCAATTCGACAGCCTTCCCGCTGGGCGCGGTGTTTCGCATGGGCGGCAAGGTGAAGGCCATCATTCCGCTTTCGCAGGATGCAGGCAGCGGGCCGGATGATTTCCTGGCTTTCGTGTCTGACAAGGGCGAGGTGGCCATTTATCAGGGCACAGATCCCGGCACGGCTTCCGAGTGGGCTTTGATTGGCGTGTTTCGCGTAGGCGCGCCGATTGGCGACCGGCCTTTCCTTCGGGTTGGCGGCGATGCTGCGCTGATTACGGATGATGGGGTGATTTCGCTTTTGCAGGCCATCAATGTGGACCGTGCCGCCGCAAATACCGCAACCATTACTGACCGCATACGGGAATTATTCGCCACCTATGTGCGGGCGTATCGGGCCAATTTCGGCTGGCAGGCCATCAGCTATCCGGCAGGAAATTGGGGTTTGTTCAACGTGCCGATCTCGGCAACGCAAAGCGTCCAGCTTGTGATGAACACGATCACTGGCGCGTGGTGTCGTTTTACCGGGCAGAACGCCTTTTCATGGTCTATGCTGGGCAACGAGATTTATTTCGGCGGTTCAACGCGGGTTTTTCGCGCTGATGTTGGCGGGACCGATAACGGCGCCGATATCGCGGCGGACATGAAAACCGCGTTTCAGTATTTCAAGGATCGCGGCGGGTTGAAGCGGTTTCTGATGCTGCGCCCCACGTTTCTTTCCAATGGCTCGCCGGCGCCGCGCATTACGCTTGACGTGGATTTCGGCAACAAAGAACCGACTGGCCAGCCAAGCTTTACGGTTTTTGGCGCGGTGTGGGATACGGCTGTTTGGGATGTGGATGTTTGGGGCGCGGATGGCGAACAGGTGACGCAACAATGGATTGGCGTTCACGCGCTGGGTCGTTGCGCGGCGGTGCGGATGAAGATTGCCAGCCAAGGCGCCACGATGGCCGTCAGCGCTTTTGACGTGCTGATGGAACCGGCGCAGGCCACCGCGCTGTGACGCTCTACTGGCCGCGCGATGCGCGCGAGAATGAAGCGTTGGCGGAATGGTGCGGGCGCCGGATTGAGCATGTCGGCGCCGATGGGTTCGGGCCATGCCAGGCGGCGGCGGTGGTGCATGGCGGGCATGTGGCGGCGGTAGTGGTGTTTCACGACTGGCAGGATCAAGCCCGCACGTTGCAGGCTTCCATTGCCGCCGAGACGGCACGATGGGCCGGGCGCGAGGCTTTGGCCGGCATCTTTGGCTATGCCTTCGGGGTGGCGCGGGCGAATAAGCTATGGGCCGCAAGCCCGCACAATGCGGAGCGCGCCTTGCGGTTTAACAAGGGCATTGGATTGAAGCCAGAGGCAACGCTTCGGCATCATTTCGGGCCAAAGGTTCATGCGGTGATTTGCGCGATGCTGCGAAGCGAATGGCAGCGGTCGCGGTGGTATAAGGAGACTGTTCACCATGGGTAAGAAGGCACCAAAGGCGCCCCCGCCGATTGATCCTGCCGCCACGGCACGCGCGCAATCTGACACCAATCGGCAAACCGCAATCACGCAATTCGGGCTGAACGCGGTGAACCAATATACGCCATACGGCAGCCTTGAATATGGGCAAGCTGGCACTTGGGCGGACGGGACGCCGCGCTTTACCGCCACGCAAAGGCTATCCCCCGCCGAGCAAGAGGCGCTGGATTTGAGCAATCGCGCGCAATCGCTTTATGGCAATGCGGCGGTGCGGCAGCTTGGCGCGGTGCAAGAACAGCTTGGGCAACCTTTCCAGTTTGACGCCGGGCCGTATGGCGATACGGCGATGGGCCGAAATGCGGTGGAAACGGCGTTGATGGAGCGCTTGCAGCCGCAGCTTGACCGGGACCGGGCCGCGATGGAAACGCGCCTTGCCAATCAAGGCATCATGCTTGGTTCTGAGGCTTACCGCAACGCCATGAGCGATTACGAGCGCCAAGTTGCGGACCAGCGGCTTGCCATTGTTGGCGCGGCTGGGCAGGAAGAAAACCGCATGGCGGCGCTGCGCCAGCAACGCTTGCAGGAACAGCTTGCCTTGCGCGGGCAACCGATCAATGAGGCAACGGCGCTACTGACCGGGCAGATGGTTGGAATGCCTCAATTCGTCAACACGCCACAGACGAACGTGGCGCCGACCGATTACCTTGGCGCCGTGCAGATGCAGCAGGCGGCATTGCAAAACCAATACAATAACAAGTTCCAAAGTTATCAAGCGCAACTTAATCAGCTGTATGGGCTTGGTTCGGCGGCGCTTGGTGGTTGGGCAAGCGGTGGTTTTTCAGGCGGTAGTGGTGGCAGGCAGGGCTCAGCGCAATTGGCGCAAACAGCGGCAACCGTGGCGGGAGGAACTTCTGACATTCGCGTCAAGAAAAACATCCGGCAAGTGGGCGCTCTTGAAAACGGCTTGCCGGTTTATGCCTTCCAATATGTTTGGGGTGGCCCGACGATTATCGGCCTAATGGCGCAGGATGTGGAGCAAGTGAACCCTGACGCCGTGTTTGAAATCGGCGGCATCAAGCATGTGAATTATGACGCGGCGGTGGAGGGCTAATCCATGAGCGAAAGTTTTGGACGCGGCGAAAGCGCGCTTTTCCTTGCAAACCCGGAATTGGCAGCGGCTGCCAGGCGCCAAAGGCTTGCCCAAGGGTTGCTCGAACAAGCCGTGAAGCCGCGCAACGTGGGCGGGCACGCGGGCGGGCTGGCGCAGATGGGGCAGGCCCTCATCGCCGGGTATATGACCCATCGCGAAGATGAACGCATCCGGGGCATTGCCGACGCGCAACGCGCCCGTGAAGATGAGGAAGTGCGCGCGCTGATGGGCGGCGCCATGCCTGCCGGCCAAGCCGCGCCAGCAACGCAAAGCGCGCTTGCCACGCCGCCGGGATCACTGCCCCCGCCCGTGCCGATTGCGCCGGAAGGTGGCGAGGTGCCGCCGATGGCCACGGCGCTGATGAACCCGCCGGGCCAGCCCGCGCAAGGCGGTGGTGCGGCGCCTGCCATGCCATTGCCCCCGCCGGTGCCCG